TTGCCGCCGGTACGCTGACGATGGAGGAGACCACTGTATCAGAGACCCCGTCAACGGCGGTACTGATTTACACCGCAGCCCCGGGAACGCAGGTCACCGGATTCTACAACTGGCAACTGGATTGGACGCACAACGTCATGGATGCGACCGACTTTGCCGATGCCGGGAGCAAGACCTACATTGCCGGCGATACCGGATGGACGGCGACCGCGCAAGCTCACTGGATGACCGACGAGGACGTTGAAAGCCTGTTCGGCACCGAGCTTATAGTGAGGTTCTTTGTCAAGTATTCGGCCTCACCGTCTGCGCCCGCGCCGGTCTATCTCTACGAAGGGCTGGCCATTATGTCCGGGATGCAGGTAGACACCAACGTCAACGAGCTTGTGCAGCGGCCGCTTACATTTACCGGCGTCGGCCCGCTCATTTACCGCGCTTATACCGCATACCCGTCGTAAGATGCAAAAAGGAGGAACGACGTGCAAGATTTACCTGATCTACTACCCGATGTGATAGAATACCAGTTGGGGGCGCAAGTCTACAAGTTTGCGCCCTTGACTATGGGAGATCTGGCCGCACTCGGCAGCCATATCCGTCAGCAGCGCATCAAGGACTTCCGCGCCGCCTGTGACGGACTGGACCCGGTGATTGTGGCCGCCGGCCTGGAGTCCATCATCAAGGCCGACCCGGACATTAATATGACCTCCCCGGAGGCGGTGACGTTCCTGGTATGGCGTTCGCTGTTGCGCAGCCAGCCGGACTTGACGCTTGAGGCAGTGGGCCAGCTATTGAGCATGGCCAACGTGGGTGAGGTGACGGCCCTGGTCAATCAGATCGGGGGAGCGTCAAAAAACTGACCACGGGCGCCGGTGGTGATGGCGAGGCTTTGGGTATGACGACAGCCTGCGCCCTGGTCAGCTACTTTTACGGATACACGCTATCAGACATTGAGGGCATGACCTTGTTCCAATTCCGCACATACCTGCACGAGACCGGCCAGATCATGCGCCTCCTCAACGGTCAAGCGCCGATGAAGCGCCCGGACCAGATTAACCAGATCGCCCGCTCTATCGGGCTGACCGGACCGGTGAAGTAATGGCTAAAATTGCAGAGGCATACGTCGAGATATCGGCACGGCTCGACAAGATGAACGCTGACCTTAACCGCGCAAAATCGGACTTTGCCAAAGCCTCCGGCCAGATGCAGACGCAGGCCAACGCGCTCTCAGGCAGCATCACCAAAATCAAGGCATCCTACGCGCTGGCCGCTGGTGTTATCGGCGGGGCGTTTGTCGGGGCCATCACCTCGGCCATCAAGTCCACCGCTGACCACCTCGACGCGCTCGATGAGATGGCTGTCAAGACGGGCGTATCTGTTGAGATGCTGACCAGCCTGGAGCTGGCCGCCAAGCAAAACGGCGTCTCAATGGATCAACTGGCCACCTCTATCCGCATGATGTACCGCTCAATGAACGAGGCCGCCGAGGGCACCAAAGAGAGCGCCGACGCCTACAAGCGGCTGGGCGTCAATGTGCGCGACGCATCCGGCAAGCTCAAGAGCGGCAACGAGGCATTCCTTGAGGTGGCCGACGCGGTGGCGAAGATCCAAAATCCGGCCGAGCGGTCGGCTATGGCGATGAAGGTATTCGGCCGCGCAGGCTCGGAGATGCTGCCGATGCTGGAGGGCGGCAAGGAGGCGCTTAAGGGGTATATTGACGAAGCCCGCAGATTGGGGCTAATCTACACCGACGAGGACGCCAAGCGCGGCGCTGCGTTTAATGATCAGCTTGACGCATTCACTAAAGTCCTGACGCGGCTTAAAGAGACAGTTGCTATGTGGCCAATGGAGCAGATGACAAAAGTAATGGCCATGATTACCGGCTCAGACCTGCCTGATGTCGTCAAGATGGACGTTAGGATCGACCAGATCAGCGATTTACAGAAGAAGATATCCGACTTTGAAAAGCGCATGCCGTACTTTGAAAAAGCGGCCGCCAATCCAAAGCGCGAGTTCATGCGCGGTTATTACGAGAACAAGCTCAAAGAGAAGAACGAAGAACTGCGCAGCATGAATAACGAATTAGCAACGCTGGTGCAGGACTATCAGGCGCTTGATGCCATTAAGGCCAACTCTGGCAAGACCGACGACGGTGGTGGCGGTGGTGTATTCACGCCCAAGCTCGGCGGCTTGATGGCTATGACCGGGCGGCCTACCAAGACCAAAGAAGAAGCCGATATATTCTTAAACAGCATTACGCAGATGAACCCGAAGATCGGCGAAGTCAAGCGCTCCGTCGGTGAACTTGTCCCGGCGTTCCAGGAGGTGCAGGCCACCATTATCGACACATCCGTCACGCTCGGCGATAAACTGGTTGCACCATTTGAGGCCATGATGATTGACATTCAAGGCGCATGGGCCAATACCATCAGCGAGTTTTTAAAGGGTGGGCAGACATTCGGCGAGTTCATGCAAAACGTATTCGAGAACGTTCTTGATTCGTTTATCAATATGATAAGCCAGATGGCCGCGCAGCAGTTGGCAGGCTCCATATTCTCCGGCATCACCGGCCTGAAATACAATGCGGCAGGCGTGGGCGCAAACTATGCCAGCATGCAGGGCGGCACCACCATCAACATCAACGCCGTCGATGCCGCGAGCTTTGAGACGCTGGCCCGCCGCAATGCCGGAGTCATCACTGGCGTGGTCTGGGAGCAGCAGCAGTACGGGAGGGCGATGTAATGGCATGGAGTGCCGACTGGTCCCCGCAGTTTGTCTATACCTACGGGCCGCAGTTCAAGACCGAAATCACCGAATTTGAGACCGGTAAGGAGCAGCGCCGCCAGAAGTGGGCGGCCGACCGCAAGCGGTTCCATCTGGTCTACAACGCCCTGCCCGCCGCCACTGCCGCGCTGATACTGGCCGAGTTTGAGGCCATGAAAGGCGCCTACACGACGATGAGCTGGACTAACCCGGCCGACACGACAAGCTACACGGTGCGCTTTGTGGAGGACAGCCTGCAACTGCAATACCTGACTACATCGGCGGTGCGGCTGGAGTTCGACTTTATCGAGGTCATATAATGCCCAAAACCGTTAACGCCACTGCGCTTACCGAGGCGCAGAAGGCGGCCAACAATCCCATCTACCTGCTTGAGCTGGCCCTGACCGGCTCAACGCTCCGGCTGGCTGGCACCAACGCAGACGTGGTATTTCCGTCATCCGGCGGCTCGACCTATACCGGCTGGGGCTTCCAGTTCGGCGCTGTGACAAACCAGATCACCGGCGGCATTGACCGCGTCGCCGTGCGCATGGACAACACCGGCAACAGCCTCTCCTCGTATGTGGTCAATTACGACTGGCCGGGCCGGGTGCTGACCATCAAGCGGGTATTCGGCAACCTGCTCTCTAACTCGGCCTATGCTATGACCGTCTTTGCAGGCACCATGTCCGCGCCGGTGGTCAACCAATCCAACGTAGAGGTGATGGTGGTTAGCCCGATGGCGCGACTGGCCAAACAGGCCGGCCGGCTGTATCAGAATCTTTGCCCGTGGGAGTACGGCGGCACCGAGTGCGGGGACACCGGCGGCACATGCAACAAGACGCTGGCCAACTGCGTGACCAATGACAACGTGCAGCGGTTCGGCGGCTTTGTCTACATACCATCGAGGGTGTTGTAATGGCGTTCCCATACCTGCAGGCCGCGGCGCTTCTATACGGGGCGTTCCGGTACTTTTTCAAACCCGCGCCTAAAAAGGCCGGCTACAAGGGCGGATCCATTGAGGTCTCGGCAACGGCCAACGCGCCGGTGCCGCTGGTCTATGGCAACTGCGAAGTAACCGGCAATATCATCTACAAAGAGGATACCACCAGCGCCACCAACAATTTAGCCGTCGGACTCTGCGAGGGCCAGATTGAGGGTATTGACTCGGTGCGCATTAACGGCGTTAATATCCCGGTTGCGCCTGACACCTATCAAGGCTGCAGCTATACCCCGTATTACGGCACCGCCGCGCAGACCACAGACGCCCGCTTTACTACATCAACCATGTACGTGACCTGCTATGAGAATAATTATGTAGACGAGGGCGATGATACGGTGCAGGACTGGTCATCGACCAAGCGGCTGTATATCGAGGATGACAACGGCGACAATAAAAGCAAGTACATGTTTTTAAAGTTCAGCATTGCTGCGCTTAACCTGACCGCCTCAAGCGATATCACAAGCGCCTATTTGCGGCTATACAAAAACAGCACAAGCCTGACCTCCAACCATACCGTCTATGTCTACGAGATGGCCGACGACTCATGGACTGAGTCAACGGTAAAATGGTCAAACAAACCCGCATTCGGCGACCAGATCACCACGGTCAGCGGCAGCCTGTTCAATGGCACGCAAGAATATTATGATATTAATATCAGCCAGTGGGTAAAAGATACTTTTGACTATGACAGCTCCAAGATCGTCGGCATCGGCATATCTGTTGTCAACAGCAGTACGGGCGTCGCGCAGGCGGTATTTACCAGCCGGGACGCAGCCGGTGCGCCCCAGGTGCTCATCAAGTACGCGCCCAAAGAACTGACCGCGTTTGCCCACACGGCCTATGTTGCGCTTACCGTCGTAGACTCTGAGTTGTTCAAGGGCCACATTAACGACATCAAAGTGACCGTGCGCGGCAAGCTCATCTATGACGGCGACGCATCGCCAAATTACAGCCGCACACCCGCTTGGGTAGTATATGACCTCTTGACCAGCGCCCGTTATGGCGCAGACATCCCTACTAGCCTGATCAACGCCTCCAGCTTTACGGCAGTGGCAAGCTACAACGATACCTCCGTGACCACAGACGAGGGCACATCAGAGCCGCGGCACCGCTGCGACGTGGTGTTTGACGACAAGGATACCGTGGCCGACCGCATCAACGCAGTGCTGGCCTCATTCGGCGGCTACCTCTACACGCTGGACGGCAAGATCAATATCGGCGTGGACTGCTCGGCCTCCAGCTCGCACACCTTTACGATGGATAACATCGTTGCCGGTTCGTTCAATTTCTGGATGATCGACAAGAGTGAAGCGCCCAATGACGTATCGGTGATGTACTACGATGCGGCCAACGACTTTAAGGCGTCGTATGTCAACGTCAAAGATCAGACGCTGATTGATAGTTACGGCCGCAACTTTGAGGAGATCCAGCTTACTTGCATCAACCGGTACAGCCAAGCCAGCCGGATGGCCAAGTATTACCTCAACAAGACGATATATTCTACCTACGGCTGCTCATTTAAGGTATCCATCAACCACTGCAACGTTGCGCCCGGCGATGTCTGCGAGATAACACACACCGTCCCCGGCTGGACGGCCAAGGACTTCCGCATCATCTCGGTGGTCGAGGACTCCAATGACGAGCTTGAGATCACCTGCGAGGAGTACGACTCTGACCTGTACTCAGACGAGGGGCTGCCCTATACCCCGCCGGAAGGATCGACGCTCCCCAACCCGAACGAGCTGCCGCCAATCGTGACCGGCCTGACCCTGACCGAGAGCCATGCGCAGGGCGATGACGGCACCTACATCCCGCAGATTAAAGTTGACTGGACAGTGCCGGACTATCAATTCCCGCTCCAGTACATCGTCTGGTACAAGCTGACCGCCGATGCTGATTATATCTACTGGGAGCTATCGACCGACAATTTGGCCTACATCAACACCGACGGGGCCGGGCAATACGACGTGGTGGTGCAGACAGTCAACCAGCTCTCCGGCATCAAGACCGATTTTGGCACCTCGCCGTCTGATACCATCACGCTCGCCGGTAAGACCGACCCGCCGTCTGATGTAGAGTTCAACGATATTAACTGCACCTTCTATCAGGAGGTGTACCTCGAATGGCTGCCGGTCACAGACACCGACTTGGCGTTTTATGAGGTCAGGACGGATACCAACTGGGGCAACTCCACTAATCTGGTCTATCAGGGCAAGGGCACGGCCTATATTATGGCCAACCCTGCGCTGACTACTTATACGTTCTACATCAAGGCCCGCGACTTGTCGGACAACTATTCGGACACCGCTGACTCTATCGAGCTGACCAAGGCCGACCCGGTGCTGGGTGCTATCACTATCGACTTCAGCGGTCGCGACTGCTTCTTGACCTGGGAGCACACCGAGGACAAGGATTTTGTCAAGTACAAAGTGGAGGTATATTCTGACTCGGCCCGCGAAACGCTCATCCGCACCGAGAACATTGCCAGCCCGCCGTATATCTACACCTACGAGAACAATGCAAGCGACAACTCCGGCACGGCCATCCGGCACCCATATTTTACCATCTACAAGCTGACCACGCTGGCGCAGGAGGATTCGCAGAACGCCGACGACGCCAACGAGGCGCCGGGCGCGCCCACCGGCCTGACTCTGACGCCGGGACAAGGCAAGCTGTTTGTCTCATGGACAGCGCCGGCCGGTTCGGATATCATCGGCTATAACGTCTACGCCAAGACCTCCAGCCCAGCCGATACGCTGATTGCCTTTGTCAATGCCACCAATTACACGTTTGACCCGGAATCAGAGAACACCTATTACGTGACCGTGGCCGCGGTCGACCCGTTCGGCGAGGGCACCAAGTGCAGCGAGGAGACACAGACCACCAACCCGTATGCGCTCACCAACTACTCGCTGGATGTGCCGATGACCCGCGGCATCAACTACACGGTAGACACCGGCGCGCTTTTCTGGACGACCGGCAAGCTGTGGTATGAGGGCACAGAGTACACCATTGCCGCCGAGGAGACCGGAACCGCGCATGCGTTCATCTATTGGGACAAGGACAGCCCGACGGTATTTCAGCACTCGGACACCGCGCCCGCGCTGGATGATGACGTATGGCTGATGGCCTACTTTGATGGCACCGATGTTTATAGCGCGTTTGCGCAGAAAATCATCCATGGCGGGCTGATTCAGGCCGACAGCATTGAGGCCAGCAAGCTGTCGGTAGATAGCTTGTCGGCTATTACCGCCAATATGGGCACCGTGACCAGCGGCACTATGCAGACGGCAGCAAGCGGAAAAAGAATAGTTGTTAGTGGAACCAATAACAATTTATCGCTCTACAAGGCCAACGGCAACGAAATAATCCGCATTGATGACGAAATAGGTGATTTTGCGGGCGGCGACGCCTATGTTGCAAGCGCAGGAATTGCAATCTATAACGACCTACAAGAGCCAACATATAGTTATCGCACGTTTTTGACTGGTAATGGGCTTTATGCAATAAATGGTTCCCTTGATGAATTTTCAAGGGGCATTTACATGACATCAGGAGATATATACTTTTTCCGTCAGACCGCAGATGATACGCTACTTGGTCATGCATCAAAATATATATCTATACGATCAGAGAACGGTGTATCATCTACTATGATATTCACACTGCCAAATATTGGTGCCAACGCCAATTTTATAATGAGCGAGGGCGACCAGTCTATTGACGGTGTAAAAACATTCGAGGACTTCCCGGTCACGCCATCAGCCGCGCCCACCACAGACTATCAGGTGGCTAATAAGAAGTATGTGGATGACAACGCGGGCGGCAGCACCTCGCCGGGCGGCTCTGATTCTTATGTGCAATATAATAATGGCGGGGCGTTCGGCGGGGATGACGGCATGGTGTACGACGACACCAATGAGCGCCTGACCGTTACTTGCATATTGGCTGGAGGTCAAAACTCATTTGCCACGCAGTCAGCAGATACCGGCTTTATTGACGGGCTGCTGCTGACGAGCAATGGAGACCTCGGCGCTGGCGAGTTGGGTGCATCCGTTGCGTTTAGTAAGAATAACTCTGTCACCCGTCACGCTGCCATCGCCGCAAAGCAGATTACCACCGACTCCGACCAGGTGGGCTTGTCTATCTTCACCCACCCGAGCGGCACCGGCAGTGACCCGATGGTTGAGGCTATCGAGATTAGCCACACCGGACACATCACGCTCAAAAACAGCGCGACAGTATTTAAGGAGATCCACGTACCATTTAACCAGTTCAAGCTGCGCGGAACAAGCGACCCGGCGCTGGGGAAAATTGCCAGCAATGGCGCAAGCGTCGGCGTCTATGTTTACCTGTTTGAATACGGCGGCACCGATGAGATCTTTGGCGCTATCGTCCTGCCGCAGGACTACAAGGCCGCGGCTACATTATATCCGCACATTCACCGCATGCTCGATGTCGCCCCGGATGCGACAACCGACGACTTCCGCATCGGCATGGAGTACACTTGGTGCGAGGAGGACGGCACTATGTCGGCCACTACATCAAACGAGCTTGAGATCACCGTCGGTGCGGATTCGAATACAAAGCTGATCAGGTCGGAATTGACATCCATCAGCGGATCCGGGCACGCCGCTGGATCAACGCTCTTGTTCCGCCTGTACCGAGAGCCTGTCGTCACCGGAGTAGACACCGAGAGCGGGGTATATATCACGAGCCTGGACTTTGAATATGAGTCCGATAAACTCGGCTCTAATGCAACTACGGTATAAGATTTGCAAGCACATATTGAGCGCCGCGAGCGCCGAACATCACGAGAGCCTCACGAAGGCCGCATCCGTCTACGATTGACGGGCGCGGCCTTTTTTATTCACCGTTAACGGAGATACAAAGAGATGAAAAAGCTGATTTTGGTCGCTCTGCTTGTCGCGCTGGCCGTGCCGGTCATGGCGCAGGACTATAAGGCGCAGGACGACGCCATGTGGTATCGTGCCACAGTCAAGGACTGGTGGATGCTGCGGCAGGCGGGCTACACGATCAACACCTGGGACTCTGTGACCACTACCGCGGTCTGGTCTGAGCCATTCCGGGCTTACGACTACATGTCGGTCATTGTGCGCGTCATCAAGGACAGCGTGCGCGGCTATTGGGAATACTGGTCAGGAATTGACACCACGAGGGCAACGATGGTATTCGGCCGGACGCTGGAATGGGACAAGGCCGCCGATCTGGACTCCACCTATCTGGCGGCGACCGGCTACTGGAACTGCAACCTCACCGGATCTGCGATCCCTGTGCATTATTACGGACGGCTAAAGTTTACGCCCGGCGCTTCCGGCAGCCGGAAGATCAAAGACGATAGCCTGCTTGTGGTCTACATCACCGGCCGCCGCTAACCCATAACCACCGCGAGGACTGATTGTATGGAGCAGACGCTGGCATCGGCGTTAATCGGAGGGGCAACAGTGTTGATCGGTAAAATAGTCTGGGACTGGCTTACCGGCAAGAAGCGCGGCGGCGAGGACGAGGCCAAGCACGCGGGCGACTGTGCGCGACTGGTGACACTGGAGAAGCAATTTCACGACGCGCACCTGAGTTTAGCGCAGGACGTGACCGCGCTCAAGGGCGATGTGGCAGTCATCAGAACAGATATCGGCTACATCAAGCGCAAGCTGGACCTGAATGGCAATGGCAAATCCTGACCCGCTGTGGCTGCGCATCGCCCGGCTGGAGAAGGGCGTCAAGGAGACCGCCGGGCCTGCCTCGACCGACCGCATTCTGGAGTATTTGCAGACGGTCGACCTGGAGGGACTTGGCCGCCTGAGCGATGATATCAGCTGGTGCTCGGCATTCGTCAACTGGGTAGTGCGGCAGGCTGGTTTTACCGGCACCGACTCGGCGGCTGCCCGCTCGTGGCTCAAGTGGGGAGAGACCATCTCCGAGCCGCGCATCGGCGCGGTGGTGGTGCTAAAGCGCGGCACCGAGGCGTGGCAAGGTCATGTGGGCTTTGTGACCGGCGTGCATGGCGGCTTTGTGCAAGTGCTCGGCGGCAATCAGTCTAACTCGGTCAATGAGCAGCTATACAAGACTTCGCTGGTGCTGGGCTACCGCTGGCCGAGGGGGATACTTCAATACGGCCCGCGCATAGAGTATATGGACGAACCGCGCCCGCGCAAACTGTGGCGCAGATTCTGGAACTGGATCGAGCTATGAAGAGCAGTAAGATATTTTACAGCCTGATGATCGCCGCCATCGCTGCGGCATTCGGCGCGGGGTATTCGCTCAAAAAAGTATCGACCGTCTACGTCGATGTGCCGCGCACGGAAACCGACACGCTCTATG